GACAAATGTGCCGATCCCGATCAGGCCGTAGATATTCGCCAGCGCGCGGTCCATGCGCCCTCCCCTTGACTTCGATGCCCCAAGGATTCACCTTACGTGCGCTCCGCACACATGTGGAGTCCGGTTTGGCAGCCGGTTTCATGGAGCGCTCGGCGCGCTCATTGAGCGCGTTTTTTGTTTCGCTGCGCCGCGAGGTGCATGCGAGGGGGTGAGCGCATCGGGAGCGCCCTGCCGTCCAAGCAGGTGTCGCTGCCGTTCTCCATGACGGTCTGCCAACCCGGTGTCGCTCACCCGCCAGCTTGGCAGCTGGCGCAGACATGGAGAACCGCCGATGGCCGAGGTCATCCCCTATCCGACATTGCAGGTCGAAATGCAGCTTTCCGAGATCGGCGGGCTGGTCGACGCCATGATCTTCATGCACGAGGCCGCCGGCGACGGCGACCGCCAGCGCGTCATGCTGTTCGAGACGAGCCTGCTGTGGGTCATGCGCGACAAGCTGCAGGCCGCCCACACCGCCCTCGAACGCCTCAACCGGCCCGCCCGGAGGTCCGCCTGATGCCGAAGAAGTCACAGCACCCGCATGTGGCATGGCGCGGCGGGCGGCCGCGTTTCCAGCCTGCAGTAAACCTGCGGCTGGAAGGCCACGTCAGCCACGACCTTCGCCACCCGGACGGACGATGGTTCAGCTTCGAGGAAGCGGTGAATTGGTCGCGGGCCTTTCTCCTCAAACGGCAGCAGGCCAAGGCGCCTGAAGGGGAGCCGCTTCCTTTGCCGCCTGAAACAGCGCTCCACCCTGTAAGCGGGCGCTACGAGCGGGGCTTCATCTATTTCCTGTGGGCAGGCAGCGCGATCAAGGTGGGGTACTCACGGAACCCCTTCGGGCGCGTCGGCTCGTTGATGACCGGGGTTAGCGATCCGGTGCGTCTATTTTTCACGGTCCCCGGCACAAGGGGCGACGAGCGGCGACTGCATCGCCGCCTGCGAAGCCAGCATTTGCGGGGCGAATGGTTCAAGGCTTCAACCGCGACGCTGCTGGTCCTGCGCATGGTCTTGAACGAATCGGACGGCATCCGGGGCGAGCAGTGAGCGTGCGGATAGAAATCACGTGGGCTAGCATGCGGATCGACGGCTTTCCCGCACGCCGATCCGCACGCTATCCGCAAACTTCGGGAGACTATCAGGCCCCTCGTAAGTCATTGATGTTTCACGTGGAACTAGGGTTCGAATGGTGAGCCGGGAGGGAATCGAACCCTCGACCACATGATTAAAAGTCTTTGTAATCAATAATATATTCAAGGACTTTCAAGTAATGGATTACCGTATCCGCACAGTTTCTACCGATTCGTTTCGTCGCGCCAGCCGCGCGCTTCCACGCCGCGCAGGATCCTCTGCAGCGTGTCGGTCTGGGCCGACAGCTTCTCCTCGATGCGGATGACGCGCGGCGTCAGGTCGCGCTCCAGCACGTCGACTCGCACGACAAGCTTGTCGAGCGCCGCCTTGTCGGCCGCGCGGCGGTCTTCGGCCAGCGCAAGGCGGTTCTCGAAGGCGAACCAGCCGGCGACGACAGCCATCGCCACCGTGCCGATGGTGATGAGGTTGCCCAGCGACAGCCGGCCGTCGAACCACGGAGCTTTTCCGGTCATCGTCCTGCCTTCCCGTCCGCGTCCGCGTTCGCCGCGTCCCAGGCGCGCACCCCGTCCACCTGGGCGGCGCACCGGTCGAGCGCGCCTTCGGTGTAGACGAGACGGTTGACGATCGCGCCCGTGGTCTTCAGCGGCGCGCGCTGCTTGGCCGGGCACGGCTGCACGAGTGCCGCCGGCACGCGCGGCGCCGGCGTCGGCTCGGCCGCCGTCACGACGCTACCGGTTGAGCTGCAGCTCCAGAGCGCCGGGCACGATGCCAGCAAGATAAGAGCGGACCTCTTCATTCTGTTCCCCGAGCTCTGCGATTGCCGCCGTCTGTCCGGCGATCGCTTCCGTGATCTTGGCCAGCTCGGCCGCGACGCCGACCATGATCCGGTCGTTGATCTCCGCCTGTGCCCTGGCGCGGGCAAGGGCGGCCTCCAGAGATGCGTTGGCGTCCAGCGCGACGGAAAGCGCGGCGCGCGCCTTGTCGCGCTCCGCGGCCGCCAGAGAGGCCTGCAGGCGCCAGTAGCCGGCGAAGACGACTGCGGCCGCCAGCGCCAGCGCGGCAAGCCCGGCTGCGGCGAGACGGATATTCACCGCCCTTCCTTCACGCCTTCGAGGCACAGCGCGCGCTCGGCCTTGCGGCGGTTCACCAGCCCCTTGACCTCGCGGCCGGCGGCGCGGGTCCAGCGCAGCAGCGCATCGCACGCGCCGGCGACGTCGCCGGCATTGGCCAGCCGCGCCATCGAGGAGCCGCAGAAGGCCCGCACGCCGATGTTGTAGCTGGCCGACAGGAAGGCGACGTAGCTCTTGCCCGGCAGCGAATCGGGCGCCTTCAGGCAGGCGCGCATGCCCAGCTCGAAATCGGTGAGCGCATCGCCGAGCATGACCTTGCACTCCTCGAGCGTGTATTCGTCGCCCAGCTTCACGCCGCGCGTCTCGCCGAAACAGACGGTGGGGATGCCGTTGGCCAGCCGGTCCGGGTAGGCGACGGTGCGCACGCCCTCCCAGCCGCCGACCAGCGCGATCGCCATCGCCAGCAGGCCGGCGCTGCGGCCGAGCCTAGACCTGATCTTCGTCGACATGCTCGTGGGTCTCCTTGCGTTCCGGCTCGAAGTCGGGCTCGACGTCTGGCTGGGCGACGAAGCGGGCGACGAAGGCCGCCAGCGTGATGAGGAACATGGCCACCGCGCGGGCGCGCGGTTCCGGCACGATGTCGTCGATCGCGTAGGGCGCGGCGACTTCCAGCGCCGACAGCGCGCCCATCGCCGCCAGCAGCCGCACCGACCACGCGCGGGCGGCGATGCGCTTCCAGTTGCGGACGAGCTGCATCGTCGCCTCCTACGGCGTCAGCGGGTTGAAGGCAGTGGCCGTGCCGCTGATCGAGCCGGTCCCGCCGTCGAACTTGGAATTGTAGACCTTGCCGCCGGCCGTCAGCGTCAGGCCGTAGGTGGTGTCGCGCCCGCCGGCCGAACAGCCGTCGACCCACACATTGCCGCCCTCCAGGTGGATGTTGGCGTAGGGCGTGTCGAAGTCGTTCATGTTGGGGAAGATCGTCGGGCTGCCGCCGACATTGACCTGCCGGTCGGCGCGCGGCGAGCCGCACTTCACGCCGATCAGCCAAGAGCCGCCCGTCGTGGTCGACTGCGTGTGGGCGATGTTCTGGCCCAGATTGTCGGCGCACCAGGCGTTGATCATCGCCACCAGCCCCTGGTGGTAGGACGAGCCCTGAATGTTCCGCGCACCGGGGAAGGAGGCCAGATATTCGGCGTGCCCGCGCGAGCCCTGCAGGCCGTTGCCGTAATATTTGTCGTCGACCGACACGTGCCACGGCTCCTGCCCGCCGCCGGCGAACGCGTCGGGATCGGCGTTGACGCCGTCCAGCACCGCGTAGGCGAACTCGCAGCCCTTGGTGACCATGATGCCGCCGAGGTTCTGGATGCCGTAGCCGAGCCGCCCGGCGCTGGCATAGCGGCCGCTCGAATAGTGAATCTTGCAGTTCTCCATGAACAGGATCGGCCGGTTCCAGTTGCCGCCGGCCTGGCTGTAGCGCAGCTTGAAATCGGTCATGCCCCAGAAGGTGACGTTCTTGATGAACATCAAAGCGCCGTCGATGCGCGCGTCGGCGCCGTCGAAAATGAACTGAAGGTTGCCCTTCGTGCTTTCGATGTTGATGTTTCCGAGGCGGATGTAGATCTCGCCGGTCGAGGTGTTCTGGGTCCAGCCGTAGACGGCGGTGTCGACCGCGCCGGTGGTGGCGTAGAAGGGCACGATCACGCGCTGGCTCGGCGCGCTGCCGCTGACATTGGTGTGGTAGACCGCGTGCAGGCGAAGCGTGTTGGGGCTCGGCGTGCCGGTGTAGCCGGAGCCGGAAGAACTCCAGGTGATGGAGCTGGCCGAGACGGTCGGATTGCGGAACGTGAAGCCGTCGGCGAGCCCGATCAGCTTGACCGCGCGCGCCAGAGTGCCGCCGGCGATCGCGCCGTCGGCGGCCGTCCAGCTCGGCACCTCCTCCGAATACGGCCCGGCCATGAAGATGCGCCGGCAGGTATCCGGCGTCGAGGCCATCGCCTTCTTCACGGTCTTGTACGGCGCGTGGAACGATCCGGTGCCGGTCGAATCGTTGCCGGTCGACCAGTTAACCCAGAGGTCCGTGCCGCCGGACAGCGCGGAGCCGTATTTCTCGTCCCAGATCGCCTCGATGTCGATGTTGTGCAGCGCCAGGCCGGGGCCGACACAGTCATAGACCTCGTTGAGCCCGAAGGTGGCGAGCGCGGCGAACTTGGCAGGCACGGCGCGCTTCTGCGACAGCGCCACCAGCGCGCCCACCGTGGCGTCAAGCTTGGCCTCGCTGACCGCGCCGTCGTCCAGCTTGGCGGTGGTCACCGCGCCGTCGGCCGGCGCGACGAAGGGGAAGCCCTGCCAGCTCGCGCCGTCCCAGTAGAAGAACGCTTCCGACACGGTGTTCCAGTAGAACGCGCCGGCGCCGATCGCCTCGCCGCCGGGCGTCAGCACCGGGGCGGCGGCGTAGCGGCCGAGATAGTCGCGCTGGAAGGCCGTGAGCGAAGCCGCGGCGGCCGCCGCATTCGCCTGCGCGTCGGCGACGTCGCCGGCGAACGGGCCGGGCACGAAGCGCAGGGCGGTCGCATCCCAGATCATCGTCTGCGCCTCGCCCAGCACCGGCAGCTGGCCGTTGCCGGCAGCGCCGGGCGCCAGCCGCACCGCGCGGTCTACGTCGCGGCGCAGCTCGTCGAGCACGCTGCCCTGCTTGGACAGCTCGCGTTCGGTGTCGACGGCCGAGATCGCGCCGGCGCGCGTCACCGCAAGCTGGCGCTCATGCAGGCGCTTGCCCTGCACCACGAAGCGGTCGAGCGCGCTGACCGGCGCTGCGAAGATGATGGAGAACGTGTCGAAGGCGGCGTCCGACGTCTTCACAACGGTCACCGCCGCCGGCGCGAAGATGTTGCTGCCGGTCGGCCGCAGCCACACCGCGACGTCTTCCACGTCGAATATCTTGAAGCCGAACGGGCCGTAGCCGGTTCCGCCATTGCCGGCGAGTACGGCGCTCTCGCGGATCTCGCGCGGCAGCGGATAGGGTTGCGTCATCGGCCCAAACCTCTGGTCAGTGGCCGGCAGGATGACTCGCGCGCGCGGGCGTCAATTGGAGGGTGAAAGCGCCGGTGCGCGCTGCGGCAGCGCCGCGCCGGGCTGCCACCAGAAATCCTGCCTGTAGCTTCGCGACCAATACTGGCGCTGGCGCTTGAAGGCGTCCTTCGCTTCCGGGTCCACCAGCCATTGCAGCTGGTCGAGAAGGCCTCTTTCGTACGCGAGCTTCAGGTACCAGAGGTTGCCGCCCGGCACGATGCCGCGCGAAAAGCGCACCAGCTCGCGGCCGAAATGCGTTTTCTCGCCGCTGGCGAGCTGCAGCGCATTACCGGCCGTCAGGCTCCACAGGTCCCACGCTTTGCCTGCAAGCGGGCCAACCGTGGTCTCGCCAATCCCGCCGCCGAAGCGGTTCAAGTCGGAAAACAGATAATCGCCGTAGAGGCCGAGACCGCCGCCCTGCAAGAGCGCCGCGCCCCAGAACGCCATGTCGTCCATCGGGCGCGGGTCGCGGCCGTTCACCACCTGCTTGAGCTGGATGGACAGGCCGGCCAGAAGTGTCGTCGTGAAAAGCAGCGAGCCGGCATAGGCGACGCCGGCCATGCGCGTCTGCTTCTGTGCCATCATGCGGTGGATGCGTGCGCCATGTAGGAACAGCACCGCCGCGCCGAAGCTCTTGAACTGCCCGAAGCTTCGCGAGGCTTCGCCCCACAACGTTCCCGGCCGGTCGCGCCGCAGGAGGGAGCGGGTGCGGTGGGAGCCGGAGGGAACAGCATATTCCGTTTCCATGACAATCATTTCGAGATAGCGCTCGGCCAAATTCTCGTCGACGCGGGCGATCTCGGCCGGCCGCAGCATCGCGGCGCCGTCCTTGCGGTGCAGGCTGGCCTTTCGGATCAGCTCCCACTGCTTGGCTTCAATGCCATAGCGGTCGAGCGTGCGCCGCAGCGCGTCCGGCAGCTCGCCGATGGCCAGATCGGTGCGCTTGGCGAACTCCACCTGCATCGCCATGCCGAAGGCGTGGCGGCCGGCCTGCGTCCACGGCGTCAGGCCGGAGACGGTCAGCACCCGGTCGGCCAGCCAGTTCATCCATTCCGGGCCCTGCAGCGTGCCGGCATAGCGGGCCTGCTGCTGGAACACATGCGCCGCCGAATCGAGGATCAACCCTGCTTCCACGGCCTCGCGCTTCGTGGCGGCGCCGAACGACTTGACGATGTCGGTCGCGACGGTGTGGGCCGGCAGGCCGGCGAAAAGGCGAGACATCATGGAAAAGCCGACGTCGCTGATGGCGCTGATCGCCGCCTGGCCGAGCATGCCCGCGGTCAGCGCCGTGCGGGCGAAGTTGAACGTGTTGGCCACCTTCGTGTCGACCGGCGTATTGAGCGTGCCGGAAATGGAGGCCCAGACCGCATCGAGCCTGAGCGCAGTTCCCGACGCGCGGTCGCGCGGATCGTTGCTGCGCACCCAGCTTTCCAGCTTTCCGCGCCCGGCAAATCTTGCCGGCTTGCCGGCCGCCTTCAATTCGGCCTCGCGGGTGACGGCCTGTTTCAGCCATTCCACGGTGCCGGCAGGGTTCGGCCCCAGCACCTCCATGGCGCCGATGTCGTTGGCCATCATCGAAATGTGGCCCATCATCGCGGCGAAGGCGTCGGGCGCGCCGAAGTCCTTCTGGTAGGCCAGCCACTCGTCGGCCGAACGGAAGACCAGGAAGCGGTGTTCGGCCCGCTGGTTGGCCAGCGCGCCGCGCCCGAAAGCCTGCCGGCTGGGCTGGCGGTCGATCCAGCCGTCCGTGACGATGTTGTCGTAGACCCCGTCGAGGATGCGCTCCAGCTCGGCCGCGCCGATCCTGCCGCCGGTCAGCGGGTGGCGCATCCGGGCGAGATCGAGGCGCGGCCGGATCGCGTCCTTCCACGCCGCACGGCCGGCATTCACCAGCGCCGCCCGGTCATGGTGTTGCGGCATGCCCCAGTTTTCCAGCTTGCCGATCGCACCGCCGGCCTTGTTGAAGCGCTCGCGCAGCCATTCGTGGGTCTCGCCCCACACCTTGGCCATCTGCTTCGCCGCCATGTCGCCTGTGTCCTCGCCGAAGGCTTCGCGCACGACATTGGGCAGCCGCGCCGCGTTCCACCGCGTCTTGTCGCCGCCGAAGGCGCCGCGGCGGAAATGGTGCAGCGCCTCCTCCATCTTCGCATGCGCCTGCCCCAGTATCGCCTTGGCGCGGCCGGCGACGCTCGAATAGGGCGCGGTGCCGAAATGCTCGAGCAGCGCCAGCGCCCCGCCGGCGATGTCGGCCTCGCCCTTGGCCGTGGTGAAGGCCGGGATGTCGCGGGCGATGCGCTTGATCGCGCGGATGCCGAGCGCGGCCTGCCGCTTCTTGTGCTTGCTCTCGGCCTTCAGCAGCTCCGACAGCAGCCGCTTCGCCTCGGCGTCGGCCGCGGTTTCCGAAGCGGCCGCGGCCGTGCCGCGGAAGCGGTCGAACTCCTCGCGCAGATAGGCCGCCTCGTCGGCCGAGATTTCCTGCGCTTCCACCGCGATGCGCAGGCATTCGTCGAACTGGGCGCTCATACCTTGCAAGCCTCAACCAGCGCGGCCATCCCGCGCGTATGTTTGACGTCGTCGAGCACGTCCGAAAGCCGGGCGCTCCCCTCGAACCACGGGATTTCCTCGGCCGGGTCGGCGTCGGCCAGCTCGGCCGCGATCGGGCCTTCCTCGCTTGAGACAGCCGGTCGTGGCTTCTCCGGCCCAAGCTGGCCCCGGTCGATCACCTGTTCGCGATAGTCCAGCGCATCAAGGTTGCGGCCCATGTCGCCGCTCGGTTTGACCTTCGCACCCTGCCGCTCTGTCCACTCCAGCGCTTCCTTTCGGTTGAGCAACTGGCCTTCCGGATTCACGAAACCGATGAAGTCCGGATCTCCGCGCTCGTCGTGCGGGTAGCGCTCTCCTAACTGAAAATGCACCTCGCCCGGTTTGCCGACGTAGACGATGCCGTTTTCGTAGCGGATGGCAACGGCAAGGCCGCGCGTCGGCAAGGCTTCGCCACGGATAGGCGATTGCGTGCCACCCATGTCGGTGACGGTGGCGGCGGGCGTGGCCGAACCTCCCGCCAGCTGGTCAGGCTCGCTTTGTCCATCCGCCTCCGGCCGCCCTGCCCTGTTCTCGCCGGCGGCCCACAGATCCTCGTCGCCCCAGCCGGGCAGCGGCTCGTTTTCCACGCCGACGCCGCCCCTTAGCGCGGCGTCGGCGCCGAGCTCGTCGCGGGTCAGCACCCGCTCCAGCGCGTCGCCGGCATCCATGCCGTCGGCCGCCAGCCGGCCGGCGCGCTCCAGCAGCGCGTCGGGCAGGCCCGGCCCGGCCAGCCGGGCGATCTCGGCCAGCGTCGATTCCACGCCGGCAAGCTGCGCCTCGTGGCCGCTGGCCGCGCGCGCCCGCTGCTCGGCGTCCAGCATGTCGAGCAGGTCGCGCGGGGTGGAGCGCGCCAGCGCCTCGTCGGGCGTGCCGTAGAGGTGGTCGAAGAAGCCGGCCTCGGCCGCCGCCTCGCGCGCATAGTCCAGCGTCAGCCCGTTCCTGGACAACAGCTTGCCGGCGCCGGTCGAGGTGTGGCGGTCGACGCCGATCATCGCCAGTTCGCCGCCCTGCTCGCGCACGCCGCCGAGCCCGGCGAGGAAGCGCGACAGCGGGTTCGTCGGCGCCGCCGCCTCGGCCGATTTTCCAGCAACGGGGCCGACGATCGCGGCCGCCACGCGCTCCACCTGCGCCTGGTCGGGCTCGAAACCCGGCCATAAATCCGCGTCGCGCGTGGCGATCGCGCGCTCGGCCGTGGCCAGGCTGCGGTCGTGCATGCCCGCGGCCGCGGCGGCAGGCCGGGCCGCGTCGGCATGCACCACGCGCGCCGCCTCGAGCGTTGCGCCGCGCAGCTCCGGCGCGGCGGTGCGCAGTGGCAGGCTTTCGGAGGGGTCGGCCATCGGGCGCGATGGCGCCCGCGCCTGGCGCGGCTCCACCTGCTCCGCCGCCTGTTCGGCCAGCACCTTGCGGCCGCCCCTCGCCGACGCGAGCTCGCCCAACGCGCGGCCGGCGCCGCCGAGCACGCCGCCCACCGCGCCGGCAAACAGCACGTTGGCCAGCGCCTCGTCGAATCCGGCAGGCAGGCCGAGCTCGGCGCGCCAGCGCTGCACGGCGGGCTGAACCGCGGCCTCGGTCGCCATGTTGATGCCGGCCTCCTTCGCCGCCACCGTGGCGATGCGACCGACCACGGTTCGCGCCGAGCCGGGGCCGCCGCCGGCCGCCAGCGACATGAGCGTGATCGGGTCCGCAAGCGAACCGACCGCGCCGCCGGCGAACATGGCAATCCACTTGTCGACGCCGGCTCGGCTCTCCATCAACAGCGCCAGTTGCTCGTCGCTGTCGCGGGCAAGATTGATCGCCTCGCCCTCGATCGAGCGCATCAGCCGGTCGCGCACCTGGCTGTCGGGGTTCTTGTCGGATGCCAGCGCCAGCGCCGAGTCCCAGTCCTTTTGCCGCTGCTCGAAATAGCTGGCGAAGGCCGGCGGCCCCTCGGCTCGTGCCGTGCCGGCGGCGATCTCCGCCTGCCACACCGCCTGCGCCTGGCGGAAGTCGTCATAGGCGTCGAGCACGGGGTTGCCGAGCTGCACGCCGGTCGCCGAATGCACTTCGCGCGCCCGGCGGTCATAGACCTCCTCGAGCGCGGCGTGCACCGCATTGCTGTTTTCCACGTAAAGCAGCGACTCGACGCCGGCGCCGGCGATCGCGGCGAGCGAGCCTTCGCCGCCGGCGATGGTGCGCGACGATGGCAAAGCCGGCCTTTCGAGGATCAGGCTCACTTTCGCCACCCGGTTTGCGAGCCGCGACGCCATCCGCTGATCGGTCCGACCAGCTTTTCGAGCACCCGCAGGTCGAGCGTCCAGAAGTCGCCATTGTCGCCGACGACGAATTGCGGGTCGAAGGACAGCGGGTCGCCCAGCGCCACGCGGAACACGCCGTCGCCGGCCGGCAAAAGCCGCGCGCGGCGCAGTTGCGCGGCGCTTACCGGCACGCCGTTGCCGCTGCGTATCGGCGGCAGCCTGGTCAGCACTTCGTCGTCGATGCGCAGGATCAGCCTCTGCGGCAGTGTTGGGTCCATGCCGGCAGGCACGACGATCGCCGCGCCATTTACATCAGCCAGCCCGCCGGTGCTGGTGACCGGGTCGCCGCCGAGCGCGCGGTTCACCGCGCGGTTCCATGCCAGCGCCGCCGGCGTGTTTTCCTCGTCGACCTCCGCCGGGTCGAAGCCGTAAAGGTTCGCCTCGCGCTCGAAGGCAAGGGCCGCCGTCTGCAGCACGGCCGCGCGGGTGCCGTCCAGATGCGCAAGCGCCCCGCCGAGCGTGGCCGCCACGCCCGCCCGGGCCAGCTTGGCCGGCTCCGGCATCTTCAGCTTCCACAGCCCCTGCGCCTTGGCCGACAGGGCGGCGGCGATGTCTTCCACGAAGCTGTCGGAGCCGGTGGCGATCGCCACGCCGGCGGCATGCGCCAGCGCCGGCGCGTCGGCCGAGATCTCCGACAGGGCAACGGCGGCGTCGGCGCCGAGCGCCGAGCGCATCGCGCGCGCGAGCTTCGGCAGGCCCGCCGGCTGCTCGGCGATCATGCGCGTCAAAAGCTCGCGCTCCGCCGGCATCAGGATTTCGAGCTTGGATCCGTATTTGCGCGCGATCGGCGCCGTCGCGGCCCGGCGCGCCGCAAGGCCGGTCGCAAGCGCGGCCTCGTCGCCGGCGAAGTCGATCGCCTCGAGGCGCACGCGGCCGGTCGCCACCTCGTAGCGCACCGGGCTTTCGGCCGCCAGCTTCTCCAGCTGCGCCACCCGGTTCTCGGCATAGGCCACGTTGTCGATCTGCTCGTTGGTGGCGTCCTTCGGCAAGACGGCGCGCAGATTTGCGGCGTATGCCCGGGCTTCCGGCAGCGGCAGGTCGCGCACGTTGCGGGCGATCGTCACGCGCTTTTCCGCCGCGGCGACCACGGCCGCGCCGCCCGGCGCGCTGTTCTGGTCGAGCCGCAGCCGGCCCATTTCTGCCGGGTCGGGATCGAAGCCCGCCTCGATGCGGCCCACCTGGATGTCGCGACGGGCATGGATCGCTGCCAGCGCCTGCTGCTCTTCCTTCACCTTGGCTTCGGCGTGCTTGGCCAGCGCGGCGTCGAGGCCGGCATGGTCGGTCACCCCGGAAAGCCGGCCGGCCGCGTAGTCCTCCTTCAGCTTCTCGCGGAAGGCGCCGATTTCCTCGGCGTCCATGTCGCGCGCCTGGGCCAGATAGTAGGCGCCGGCCGTCACGTTGCGGCTCGCGCGCTTGGCCTCGCGGGCGCTGTCGGCCGAGATCAGCCCATGCGCCACGGCGGCGTCGTAGTGATCGTCAAGCTGCCGCTGACTGGCGTGCAGGCTGGCCACCGCGGCGTCGTCGCCGGCGTCCAGCCCTGTCATCTGGCGGTTGATGGCGTCCTCGAGCTCGACAGTGCGAGACTTGAACTCGGCAAGGTTCTGCTCTTCGGCCCTGCGATCGGCGTCGCGCTGCGCGGCCATGACCAGCGAGCCGGCACGGCGATCGAAAGTCAGTTCGTAGTCGGCGCGGATTTCGTCGAAGACGTGGTTCTGCAGCTGCTCGGCCTTCAGGTCCTGCATGGCTGCCTGCATGCCTGCCGGGTCGTCGCGGTACTTCTCGGCCAGCTGCGCCGTCGTCTGCTCGATTTCGAGATTGAGCGCCTGCAGGTAGGTGCGAACGCCGCGCGCATTGTATGCGCGGGTCGCCCTGTCGGTGCCCTGCTTCGGCCGCCAGGTGCCGCCCGTCGCCTCGATCTCGACCGGCGTGCGGGCGCCCGGCGCCGCGCCCTGCCCGGCCGGGGCCGCCGTGGCCGTCCCGCCGGGCGTCGCCGCCGGCACCACCTTGGGCGCCTGCACGGAAGGGTCCACGCCGGCGGTGCCCGCGCCGGTCGCCGGCGGCGCGGCGGTGCCGGCGCCGACGAAGCGGGTGAGCGAGTCGCGATAGGTCGCCGCGTGGCGGCCGCGAGCGCCCTTGAACGCCTGCCAGGTCGGCGTCAGCGCGCTCTGGATGCGTGTCGACAGGCCCTCGGCCTTCAGGTCGGTCAGCAGGTCGCGGCCCGTCATTGCCGCGTAGCGCTTCTGCGCCAGCCCCCAGGCGCGCCGGTCCTGATTTCCCGGCGAGAAGTCGCCGCCGCCCTCGGCGTCCCACGTGCTGGCCGTGAACTGGTATCTCCCGGCCGCCGAGCTGCGGCCATGCGGCCCCTGCTCGAAGATGCGCGGATGCCGCGACAGATCGTCGAAATGCACGCCGCCGCGCGGGGTGAAGCGCACATTGTATTGGCCGCCCGATTCGCCGCCGGCCACGCCGTTCAGGAAGGCGCGGGCTTCCGGCGGCAGTTCGGTCGCCACCGGGTCGTTGGTCTTGAACGGCCGCGCGTTGCCGTCGGCGTCCACCAGATCGCCGCCGCGCACGCCAAGGCCGGGCCGGCCGGCCAACACGTCAAGATCGGCCTGCAGGCCGGCGGCGTCGATCGCCGCGGCCTCCGCCTCGGCGCGGCCCTTGCGGGCGATGTCGGAACCGATGCCGGCGACGCGGAAGAAGGCATCCGCCACCGACTGCTCGAGCTCGCCGCCCGGGCGCTGCACCGCAAGCAGGCCCTCCGAAAGCAAAGGGTCCGCCTTGAACTGACGGTAGGAAACGGTTTCGCGGCGCAGGTTTGCCATCAGCCGACCAGCCCCGCCAAGCCGCCGATACCCTGCGCGACGCCCTTGATGATGCCGATCTGGCGGGTGCGCTTGGCCATCGTGCGGTAGTTGCCGGCGCGCTCGGAAAGCCGGCTCTGTCGCGTCATCTGCGTGCCGGCGTCGGCGGTCAGCCCCATGTCGGCTTCCTGCAGGGCGGCCTTGCGCGCCTGCGCGGCGGTGCCGAAAGAGGAATCGACGCCGCTGGCCGCATAGGCCACGTCCTGGTCGCCCAGCGCTGCCGCCACCGCCGCCTTCAGGCTCCGCCGCCGGTCTATGCCCTGCAGCGTCTCAAGCGGCTGCTCGCGGTCGGCGTCGATCGCCGCCAGGTCCTGCGTCTCGGCCTCGGCATTGGCGGCCGCGATCGTGGCCACCACGCCGGCCACGGTCGCGATGCCCGACAGGATCGTGCCGATCGAAACCGCGCTCGATGTCGCAGCTGCGGCCGCTCCCGCAGCGCCGACCGCGGCCACCCCGCCCAGTGCCATCGCCATTACAGCGCCTCCTCGACAGAAAAATCGCGCACGCGCAGCCGCCCCGGCTCTGTCTGTGTGATTGTCAGCGTGGTGCCGGTCACCGCGCCGAGCATGCCGGTGCGTGTCACCATCCCGGTGAAGGGTTGCTGGACGCCGTCCGCGCGCTCGCCGACACGCGCCAGCGGCATGTTCCTGGCCGGCTGGCCGTTGGCGCCGATGGCGATCGACGTCGTGCCCATGACGTTGACGCGGACCGTGTGGATGCGGCCCGGCCGCATCACGATCTCGTCGTTCGGCAGGATGCGGTAATGCGGCATCGTCTCGAACTCCGGCGCCTGCCACAGTCCGACGATGATGGTGCCGGGGTAATATTCGCCAAGCTGGATCGTGCCGTCTTCCACGGTGAACGGGCCAAGCACCAGCTCGTCGTTCTCGGTGGCCACCGCCCACACCTGCCGGCCCTCGTGCAGCTCCAGTCCCGACACGGCGCCGGCGAGGTCGGCGGTTACCTGCAGCACCGCGTGCAGGAAGACCTCGGGGTTCATGCGCTCGTGGCGCAGTTCGCCGCCGCGCAGCACGGCCAGCCGCACCCGGTTCTCGCCGTCCACCACGATTTCCCTGACCAGCCCGCCGCCGGCAGCGATCCAGCGGCAGAAACCAAGGATTTCCTGGCTGGCGATCACCTGCGCGGCCACCAGCATGCCGTCGTCGCGCATCTGCCAGAAGCGGGAAACGTCGTCGCCGGCCGACGATTTCTGCTTCCGCGCGGCGCGGATGTTCTGCACAAGGTGCGCGGCCATCAGCGATTCGGGCTTTGCGGTGAAGCGCGAGGCGATTTCGTCATAGCCCAGCGACACAACCTGGTGGCCGCGCCCGTCCGGATCGTTCTCGTTGGTCGCGACGTAGAAGACACGCTCGCCGATGTCGCACGGCTCGCTCGCCTGCACGATGCCAAGGTCGGAGGTGACCGTGTAGTTGCGCGGCTCGGTCGCCTTGATCTCGCGATTCGAGGTGAAGTAGACGCGCTGGTTTGTGAAGATCAGCGGGAAGGTGACTTCCATGATCGCAAGCACGCGCTCTGCCGCGCCAGACGTGCGCAGCCGGTCGGCGATCGCGGCGGATGCGTCGGCCACCGACAGGCCGAGCCGGAAATACTCGCCCTGCTGCGACCACACCACGGCGGAAGGTTCCGACTTCACGTCGCCATAGGCGAGCCGGTCCTGCACCATGCCGACCACGCCCGGCCAGCCGCGAGAGGCCGAAAACAGCGGCTCGTAGGTTGTGGCGCCCTTCACCAGATGCACCGGCAGCGCGGCGATGTCGGCGGTGTTGGTGATCATCGCGTCGAGCTGGAATTCGCGGCCGGCCGCCGCGTCCATGAACTGCACGGTCAGCACCGTCGTCGTGCCGCTGATGATCTGGTGCTGCACGTTCACCGTGCCGATCATGCCGGGCAGCGCCTGCAGGGCGGCCTGCAATTCCGACACCAGCGTCGCCCAGACCGGCGTGCCGTCGATCGGCTCTGGGTCGCCGCCGGCGTCCTTCAGCACCACGGTCTCGGCCGTCTCGCCCTCCACCGTCACCGACAGGTAGAGCAGCGACGACGAGGTGGCCGGCCAGGTCAGCCAGATTTCCCAGGCGTCGTTGGTCTTGAGGTAGGAGCCGCCGAGATCGACTTCCGGAAGGCCGTCATAGGGCCAGTCGCCGCAGATCCATTCCTGCGCCGAGCCGGCGCGGCGGATCATCTGCGAGGGGAAATCGCGGTGGAACACGCCGACCACGGCGTTCTCGGCGAAAAAGCCGATCTCCGGCACGAATGCCACCGTGGCGTGGCCGGTGTAGTCGACCGCGCCGACAAAGCTGTCGATCGAATAGATGTCGACGAACTGGTAGCCGAAGGAGAGCCAGTAGTGCTCGCCCGATTCGTGGATCAGCCGGCAGTAGCGCGGCGTGTCGACCGTCAGCCCTTCCTTGCGCGGGCCGACGCCGGCAAGCGAGACCTCGGCCGTGGTCGTGATCGTCATGCGCAGGCGGATGGCGGTGGCGCCGGTGATGTCGTCGCCGGGCGCGCGCGCGAAGGTCTGCGTGCGCGCCGCCGTGCCGACGCCGATCTGCGGCCCGATCTGCACCCATACGCCGCCGGACAGCACCTCGCAGGCTACGAAATGATCGCCGGTGTCGACGGCGATGCCCTCCACCGTCACGGCGCAAACGTCGTCGTCGATGGCGATCTGGTAGACGATGTGCTCGCCAGCGGCATGCGGTCCGAAATTCGTGTAGAGGTCGCTGGCCGCGATGGCGTAGACGCGCCGGCGCACCCGGCCGATGTCGTGGGTTCCCGGCATCTGGCGGAAACCGGCCTGCGGAACCGGCTCGACATTGCGATATTTGAGCCCGCCCGAATAATATTGCTTGATGTCGACCGCGCCCGCCAGCGCCGGGTCGAGCTCGCCGGCGTTGCAGCTGCGGGTGCGCGGGCCTCCCTTGGCGACCACTACATGAACCTCGCGGAAACGAGAGGATCGGGCGCGTCGGTCGGCGACGGCATCGGCTGGGCGGCGCGGTTCTGGGCGATGAGCCGGCCGAACTCGCCGCCGGCGCCGCCCTGGCTGGGCGTGCCAAAGGCTTCGGCGAGCTTGCTGGCCTTCATGTCGATGTCCTGCAGGCAGGGGATGGCCAGATAGCCGGCGAAGGCGGTGACGAAGGCGGCGCGAAATGCCGGATCCCAGTATTGCGGGTCGACCATGACGCGGCTGCGCAGATAGATCGCGGTCGAGCGCGCATGCAGCTCGTCGCCCTCGATGTGATAGTCGCGCAGCGCCTGCGTGCATTGCGGATCGGTGGAGATCTTCAGCGGGTCCCCGACGCGGCCGTCCGGCAGCGCGAAGGCGTAGGGATAGCCGGTGACGGGCGCCGCGTCCTTCTTCACCAGCAGGAAGGTGCGGCGGCAGAACGTCCAGTCGTGCAGGCCGAAACAGCGATCGACGACACGCTGCCACAGAAGGTCGACATGCTGGCCGAGCGTGTCGTCGCCATCGCCCTCGTCGATCGAGTAGTTCGGCGGGATGCCGATGTCGACCAGTGCCCAGTTGGCGATCGTGGCGCGCGTGATGGGTTCGGACATGGCAGTCTCCGCCTGGGCGAACGGCGGGCCGCGTGAAAGCGGCCCGCCGCAGGATGCTCCGGTCAAGCAGGCTAGGCGTCGGGCACGACGGCGGTGGCTGTGGCGCCGAGGTTGGTCAGCTTCTCCATCAGCCAGCCGTTGGCCAGGTGCTGGGTCAGCCGGTAGGTGTGCGAATGCGCCAGCAGCGCCTCCGCCGTGCCGTCCGAATCGACGCCGTTGATCGTCTGGTTGCTGCCGTCGGGCGTGCGCAGCTCGCAGTTCGTGGAGGGGGCCACGTAGATCAGGATCGGCTTGCCGCGCGTAAGGGCGGACGCCAGCGGCAGGGTGATGATGTGGTCGGCATTGGCCGACGTCACCTCAACCATCGTGTCGTAGGGGTAGATCAGGCCGGTGGTCAGGCCGTCCGCCGTCGGCACAACGGCTCGCGCGCCGCCGCCTTCCGTCAGCCCCTCGGCCTGCACAGTGACGTTGCCGGCCGCAGGCACCGCCGTCACCTTCACCGTAGCGAGGTCGCGGGCCGTGGTCGCGCCACTGATGATGTCGATGATGTCGCCGACCGCCAGCACCTCGCGGGCGAAGTTGAAGTAGCCGGCCGTCAGGATCGTGGCCAGCGCCGTTTCCTGCGAAAACTGGTAACGCTTGACGTTGGTGCCCACCACGACCGGCACCGTGACGGTGCGGATCAGTGAGCGCTTGAGATCAGGCAGGGCCATGTCGGTTTCTCCTGTAGCTGCCTGCGGATGGGAGGGCGGCGGTGTCGCCGCCCGGCTGTTCGAGGGTCACGGACCCGGCGGGAACCGCGCTTACGTACGGGTGAGGATCGCCACCTCTTCCACTGCGGTCTGGACCTTGAAGCGCAACTTCTTCACCGCCTGCCGCTGGATGCCGATAGCGCAGCCGCCCAGCCCGACCTTGCCGAGCCACGGTGAGCCTTCCATCTGCGGGTGCTTGGTGAACTCCGGGACGTCCTGCTTCCACGGCGTCTCGGCGCCCATAGCCGACATCGCCCACATATGGGTGATGTAGGAGGTGCCGCTGTCGTCGGAGAGGAACATTTCGTCCGGCATCGTGAAGTAGTTCACGCCGCGCACGGTCTTGGCCTTCTCGCGCATGGACTTCGACCATGGCAAGTTTTCCGGCCCGGCGTAGCGCGCGTCGTTCCATTCCTTGAACTGGCAGAGCTGGCTCATCCAGATCTCGCGCAGCGGACAGAACACCGTGCCCAGCGCGAAGTCGTCGGCGCCTGTCGCCGCGATCTGGGCACGGCCCAGTTCGAGGTCGCGTGGATTGATCAGCGTGGACGAGCCGCCGATGTCCTGCGTGACGGTCGCGGCGGTGAAGGTGTGCAGCGCGTTGCGCTTGATGACGTCGCCCTGGCGACGGATCGCCATCGTGAGCAGCTTCGCCAGCGCGGCCTGCGCGTTCGGCCCCATCTTGTAGATGTCCTGCGTGCGAATCCACGTTGACGCCTCGTAATCGGCCGGAGAGACCGTCACGAAGTCCATGTCAGCGTTTCCGGCCTGCACCGGCTGGATCGCACCCGACAGGATGACCGCCTCGAGGCGGCCGATGATGGGGAACTTGTAGGTGCCGGCCTGTTCGTCGCCACCCATCATGGTACCGTCAAGGTGGCCGCCGATCGCCTGAAACTGGATGGAGATCAGGTCTTTGATCTTCTCCTTGAACCATGCTTCAGCTTCGAGCATGTCAAACTCCTTCGGTTTCGGTTTCGAGTGACCGACCGGAGCCGATTAGCCAGCGTTGAAGCAGGTCCGGTGAAGGATAGCCGCCGCCCGCCAGGTCGTTTTCCGTTCTGGTGCGCGTGAAGCATGCAGCCGCCCGCGCGCCGTCAATTGGTCAGGACTTCGCGCCCAGCAGCCGCTTGTATTGGCCGTCGATTTCTTCATAGCGAGCCCGGTTGAAACTGGGGTTGCCGGGCGTCAGCTCCGGCTTGGCGAGCTCGGCCTTGAGCTGCTCGCGCGTCATCGCCCCGCCGCCGCCCTGCCCATGCGCGCCGGGTCCGGCGTCGCCGGCCTGCACCTTGCCGCGGAGCCATTCGGCGAATTTGTGGCCCTTCGCGCTGTCGAAGGTCATCAGCTGGACGTATTCCGCGACGTCCTTGTCGAGCCCGCCATTCTGCACCATGAGCTGCAGGAATTGCTCGTTGGCGGCCATGCGCGCGTCGATCGCCGCCGACTGCTGGGCTTCCGGCAGGTTCTTGTGCGTCTCCGGCAGCAGCGCCGCACGCTCCGCCCTGGCGTCCACCGGCGGCTCCAGCACGCCGGCTTCCTTGGCGGCGCCGAGCATGGCCTGCATGGCGTTGAGGAACACCGGGCGAGGCACCCCCGCTTCCTTCGCCACCGCCGCGGCCGCCAGCGCGCCCGCGTCCTTCGCCAGCAGCTCAAAATGCGGTTGGAACTGCTGGTCCAGCGTGAACGCCTTGGCGTCGACGCCGTCGAACGACAGATAGCCCTCGGGCTTGTCGGGCATGTCCTTCGCGGCGTCGCGGTCGCGATAACCTTTCAGAGCCGCGTGCTGCAGGTCGATCGTTTCCTTGTCCGACTTGCCATAGAGATTGTCGGCCATACCGTCTGGCCTGTAGGGGGCGGCGCCGCCACCGGAGCCACCCTGGCCGCCGTCGCCGCCCCCTTCTCCGCCGGCGCCGCCGCCGGAGCCCCCGCCGTCGCCGCCATCGGCAGCGCCGCCGCCACCGCCGCCGCCGCCATCCTCGGGGCTGCGCAGCGGCAGGTATTTCTCCAGAAGTGCCTTCATTTCCGTGGCTCCGCGTTGAGTTTGCGGCCCTCGACGATCGCCTTCACGATCGCCTCTCCGACCGCGGCGCGGGCCTGGTGTTTCGCCGCGGCGATGCCGAGCTGTTCGGTGGTGGATTCGCCGCGCGGGTATGGCGCGCGGCACGTCAGGTCGAGGATCCAGTCGAGCGCGGCGCGCGTCTCGGCGAAATCGTAGAGCCGCGCCAGCGACTGCATCACCGTGTCGACCGGCCGGAAATCGTCGGCCACGGCGGCAGGAGCGAACTGCTTTTCGAAGAAGGCCCAGCCGTTGCCGGCGACCAGCTGCTCCAGCTCGGCCATGCCGCCGATCGCCGCCTCGCGCGGGCTGACGTTCTGCGGCCCGCTCACGCCGCCGCCTTTCCGCCGTCGATGACCTCGAAGCCCTTCTCGACGATTTGCGGCGCGGCCTTTGTGGCCATTTCCTGCACCGCCATGGCCTGCATGGCCTGCATCTTCTGCTCGCGTATGCCCTGCCGCGCTGCCGTGTCGGGGATCAGCTTCTTGGGGATGGACAGCGCATCGGAATACTGGTCGGCGATCTCGTCGGCGAACATGAACTCGTCCACGCGCTGCGGGCCAAAAGTGGTGATGATGAGCTCGATGTAGCTGGCGATGTTGGCCAGCTCGTCGGCCCTAATCTGGCTGGTGATGGGCGAGCGCACCGACACCGACACCATCAGCTCGTTGAAGTTCATCACGCCGCGCAGGTAGCCGAACGAAGCGAGGATTTCGGCGCAGCGCGGCACGATCACGGGGTGGATCGACCGCCACAGCCGGGCATAGCCGCCAAGGTGCACCCGCGCGTTCTGGCGGATGCGCGCCGCGATCTCGCTGGCCGATTTCGGCGTGCCCTGCTCGGACGGCAGGCGCGTGTCCATCAGCCCGTCGCGGATCTGCTGCTGCATGCCCTCGATGACCATGCGGCCGATATCGAGCCGGCCGGCGGCGGGGTCGAGGCGCTGCACGTCGGGGCCGAGAATGCCGCCGGTCGACTGCATCGGCCAGAACTGGCCGGGACCGACGCGCACCGTGTCGGGGTTGAAGGTGCCGCCGGCGCGATAGGCCCAGATGCCCAGCATCTGGATCGCGGCGGCGCGCAGCGCCAGCTCCTGCGCCTTGTTCAGCGTCTTGATGCTGGGCATGGCCAGCATGACCGGCCCGCGGCCGCGCAGCTCGCCGGGCACCCGGTAATAGGGCGCGACCGCGATCGGCTTGGTGAAGGTGTATTCCTCGGTGATGAACTCGTCGCATTCGCGCTCGAGATAGGCCACGAAGCGCCAGCGCCCGTCCGCCATGCGCTCGAAATCCTGGTACAGCGTGAACTCGGCGTTCGGCTTGGTCTTGGCCGCTTCCTTGAACTCGGCCTTGAAGCGGCCGCGCGGAAACGCCTCGATGACGCCCTCGGCCGTCACCTGCCGCTTCCACGACAGCAGCTTCTGGCGGCCGAAGGCGTCGCCCATGATGGCGATCTCGTCGGCCGGCGGGGCATAGAAGATGATCGGCTGCTCGGGCGTGCCGCGCATGGGGATCAGCACGCCGGTCCCGATGCCGAGATCCGTGCACATTTCGTGCGTGGCGGTTTCGAGGTCGCCCGCCTGCATGAACGGGTAGAGGAAGGCCCCAGTCTTCTCCAGCTCGCGGTCGAGCTTTTCCTTGCCCTTCGGCCCGATCGCCTGCGCCACCAGCGCGCCGGTTTCCAGCTTCGGCGCGCCGGAAAAGAGCCGCGTCTGCAGCTCGCCGGCGAGGAACATGGTCGAGGTCGGCGCCGTCATGTCGAACAGGCGGTCGGCCACGTCCTGGCTGCGGCCCTGCCCTCCCGGGCGGCGGTAGGGAATCGCGAAGTCGTAGGCGTCGCGATAGATCCGATCCCAGGACGAATTCAGCTGCCACGCATGGTCGGCGCGGCGCCGCTGGCGGGTGACGGGCGATTCGTCGCTCAAGCCAGCGTGCCCTTCAGGCCGGAAGCGCCGGCGTCGGCAAACAGGCGGCGGCCGCGCGGTGCGGCGCGCTTCAGGCCGGTGGCGCCCTCGCCGCGGTTGAGCTCGGCGAGCTGGCGGGTGTTGGCCACCCGCTGCTGCTCGCGCGACAGCTCCGCCTGTTCCACCGCGTCGCTCTTGCCCCCGAACAGGCCCTTGAACAGCGAGCTCATGCGCCCTTCCCCTTGAACAGCCAGACCGAGCGGTCGGCGATGCCGGCGGGCACGAAGCCGGCGGCGCGCGCGATGCGCTGGCCCTGCCGGTTCGATTCCGCGACATGCGCGAAGACCATGAGGCCAGCTTGGCGCATCCGGCCGAGCGTCAATTGCGCGAAGCGGCAGATGCCGCGCACCTCGCCCCGTGCGGCCGGGGTGAACGCCATCGCCAGCTCGGCCCGCTTCGGTCGCCGCTCCAGCACCTCGAACATGGCGATGGCTACCGGCTGCTTGCCGCGCATGATGGCGATCGCATCGCGCCGCCTGGTCGAGTGAATCAGCGCTTTCCTGCGCCATGGGGCGCCGCCGGCAACCTCTAGCGCCACCGTCGCCGGCACCGGCGTCAGCAGCGTCAGTGCCTCGCGCGTACGCCCGCCCGCGAGAGGGTCACACATCCCAGACCGAAAATGACGTCTTCGGCTGCGATTTCGCCCGCGCCGCCTGCAGGCTGGCGACGTTGGGCGCGCGGCCCATGCCGGAGACGTCGCCGATCACGCCGGCGCGGCCGCGGTGACCCAGGCAGCGATACTGCTCGGCGTCGTGGACGTGCGAATAGCTGTTCTTCGCCACCGCCAGCCGGTCGGTGTTGCCGCCGGTCGCCTGCTTGGTCAGGTGGTAGTGGGCGACGAAGCCGGCGATCAGCTTCTTGCAGCGCGGATCGACAATGTAGCGTGGCGTCTTGCCGTCGATCAGGCCGCCGAGATACCAGCGCACCGCGTCGTGGCGCAGGCCGGGTTCGTTGGACGGCGCCGGCGAAATGTTGATGTTCAGCGCGCGGGCGACCGTCTCCATCCACGCCAGCTCGCCATTGGCGCGGTCGGCGCCGTAGAACGCCGAAGGATCGCCCCACGCTTCGCTGACCGGGAAGCCGCGGTATTCGCCGAGCAGCGCTTCCAGCACCATCGCCGCGAAACGCGCCGCGCCGGTCCCCGGCTCGGTGACGATCTCGCGCAACACGCGGTTCTGGCCGTTCGGCATGAACTGGCCGATCGTGGCGGCGGGCGAGCCGCCGGCGTCGAAGCCGAGCGAGAGAGGCAGGCCGTTGACCGGCTTCAGCCATTCGTCGCTGACATGCAGCTGCAGCGAGAATTCGTCCTCGTAGACCGGCTTGCCGTCCGCGGTGAAGCCGGGCTCGCCGTGGACGTAGCGCTTGACGTCCTGTTTGTTCTTCATCGTCGCCGCCTCGAGCTCGTAGGAGCTGCGCGGCTTGCCCTTGCGATTCTCGGCGTTCGGCGACAGGCCCGAGGGCTGCACGAAGAGGTTCAGCATCTTGTTGCGGTCGGGATGGTCCTTCTCGACCCAGCCGCCCTGTCGCACCACCCAATTGCCGACATCGGGCGGGTTGCAGTCGCCCCAGATCAGACGCGGCAAAAGCTTTTCGGTGTCGTCGATCCTGACGCCCAGCGCCTGCATGCGCTTGCGGTACGGCGCGACGACGCGCGCCAGCTCGGCATCGGCGATCAGCTCCATGCGCGGGTAGCGGCCGGTGCGCGACAGGAACAGGCCGGGCACCCGCTCGTCCAGCAAATCGCATTCGTTCATCCAGCCAAACGTCAGCTCGTAGCCCTTGATGAACTGCTCGATATTGCTATCGCCGATCGCGCCGAACTCGTGCGTGTATTCGACCTTGACGCGGCTGTTGTCGCGGATCGTCGCCCATTCCAGCTTGTGCGTCACCGGCCGGTCGAGCCCGCCCTTGTAGTCGGCGGTGAACGGGTGGTTTTCCGGGAACATTTCGTGCCACGACGACAGGCAGGTGCGCGCGAGATCCCGGTAAGTCGTGCGGATCGTCGCCTGCTTGACGCGAATGACGCCGTCCTTGCACACCGGCGCCCAGTTCCCGGCCAGGTGCGGACCCTTGTAGCCCGAGGCCACAGTCTTTCCCGAACCCGCCGGCCCGCCGATGATGTCGATCGGCCCCTGGCTCACGATGAAGGCCGCACCGACCGGCCCCGGCGGCTCGTAGTGCTGAAGCGAGAATTTGCCCTGACCCTGCAACCCACTGCCCTTCCCGCGCGTCCGCGCCCGCAGCCCGATTCACCCGGCGAGATTATTTTCCGCCCGGCTGCGTCCAGTGAGGCTCAAGCCGCCGTCAGACGGCCGTGTGCGTGAGAGCGCACCCCCCGGCCGGGGTGGGTGCCCTCGCGGTTTTGAAATTCGGCAACCGGCCCTGCGGCGCATGGGGAGGGGTGGGGCGGGGTCGCGCATGGCGGGCACGCCAGCACGTCACGCGCACGCACGCGTGCGAGGCGGGAACTGCCTCGGCCACATGATTTTCAATCACGTGGTTTCGGGGTCCGAACCCTTGCGCGGCAAGGCTTCCGACACTTCGTGCGGATCGCCCTCGCCTATCCGCACGGCGCTGCCATTGATTTCATTGGGCTTTTCGCCCTCGCCGAAGATCGAGAAGCCGCGCGCCTCGCCGGCCGCCTGCCCGGCGTCCAGCGTGCCGGCCATGAAAAAATGCAGCAGCTTCGTTTGCTTCTCGATGTGGTGCTTCTTCGCCATGTCGAACGGCACGAGGTCCGCCGCCGCCTTCGCCTGTATCGCCAGCACCTTCAACGGGTCCGCCGGCTGGATGATGACGCGGCCCTGCCCGTCGACATAGGGATGACCGTCATCGTCCTTCATCGGCGTGCCCAGCGCGCGCGCCAGTTCCATCGTGTCGGCCGTCTGGATCAGGCTCAAGGTCACCGCCGGGTGCCGGTGGCCCATGGCGTCCAGATAGTCGAACACCGCGCTGTTTCGGCGGTTCTGGCTGCCTGCCGGCCTTCCCCGCGCCCGCCGCGCCCCGGCGATCTTGTTCGCCGCCGCGCTCAACGTGTCGAGGTCATCGAGATCGGGCGAGCCGGCTATCAGGTCCAGCTGCTCGGCCTCGCCGCCCAGCTGCTGCGCCAGGGCGGCAATGTCGGCCGCGATCTCGTCGCGCCTGGTCGCGTCCGCCGGCTGGGATTCGCCGGGCGATCCGCGCGTGCGTGCCTCGCCAGTCCCCTTTTCGGCCGCGCCTGCGGCCTTCGCGTCGTCATCGTGCGCCATGGGACCAATTGTTTATTCGCGGCGCTCGCGGTCGCTTGCCGGGTGCCGGCGGTTACGCTCGCCGCTCGCGACGTAACGCAAGTGTAACCGCGATTTCGCCAGTATTTCCAAAAGGATATACATGCCGGTTACGTGGTTACAGGGTTACAGCTTCGCGCGTCCCTGCATGCGCGCGCGCGTGAGAAGTGCCCCTAGATCGGGTAACCGTGTAACCCATGCCTCAAACCTTTGATTTGATTGATGTTTCCCGGTTACATCGCGGTTACATGCGGTTACACGATGTAACCCACCCGCGCCCGACCGGCCGCCGATCAAGCTCGCACGTCGCGACACTCTGACAACTGCTCGCGCGTCTTCGAGCGCTGACCAAGCCGCTGCCGCACCGCAGCGCGAGACCGCTTTCCTGCCCTCGGGGCGGGGGAAGGAAGGTCAATTGATGAGGCGGAAAACGGGCGCGGGATCGGCTGGAAACAGGGCGCTTGACGCGGTCATTTATGTCCTCTATAGGTCGCCTCGGAAGCGGACATTAAAGACCGCTTCCCGGCCGCTGCAACGGCCGCTCGAACCCTCGCAAACCGGGACCAAAACCTAATGTACGTCTTTCTCACTCTGCTGATGATGCCGCTGACCTATTGGCTGGTGCTGGCCGCGATCTCGGTTCATCGCGACACGGCCAAGGGGCGGCTGTGATGACCCGCGCCATGTTCAACCATCGTCTCTCGCTCGAATCGCGTCCCGGCGTCGCCAAGGTGACGCACAAGGCAACCGGCGCTGTCGCCTATGTGTGGGACACGAACGGCGCGCCCTGCGCCGCCGTGTTCGCTCCGAAGGCGTTCAAGCCTGCGTGGCGCTACCGCTTCCGCTCGCCGGCCGAACGTGAAAAGCGGGTGTCGGGCTTCTTTGCCGGCCTGTCGGCGCGGCAGGAACGCAACGCCACGCGCCGCGCCGACCGCTCGGCCGAAACGCACAATCTCGAACTCGGCCACGTGCTGCGCTCGTCATGGGGCTACGAACAGACCAACGTGTGCTGGTATCAGGTGACGCGCGTGGTCAGCCCGAAGATGGTCGAAATCCGCCGCATCGGCACCATCCACGGCGAAGCCCTGTCGGGCATGTCGCGCAAGGTGCTGCCGGCGCTCGATGACTTCCAGGGCGAACCGATGCGCAAGCGCGTCGGGCGCGGCGGCGTCAAGATCACCAGCTACGAATTTGCCTACGTGTGGGACGGCAAGCCGGCCTTTGAAAGCTCGTGGCATTAACGAACGGCTCCCGGCGACTGCAATCGCCGGGAGCCTGCGGCCTTCCCCTTCGGGCTGGCCGCTGCCCTCGCAAACGGGCGGTCGGGGGATAGCAAAACCGCCCTTTCCTCGCAACGGAGACTGAAAATGTCGAAACTCACCATCAAGTCGCTGCCGCTCGCCGCCTATGCCGACATGACCGAAGGCGGCAAGCTCAACGGCGATGGCAAGAAAGCCGAAATCGCCGCGATCTGCGCCGCCAAGGCGGTCGAGACGGGCTGGCTGCCGGTCCAGCTGCGCACCGCCGTCTATGACGGCCCGGCCGGCAAGCCTGTAGACGACGAAGCCGACGCCGCCTAGTCAATCCAGCGTCCAAGGGGCCGCGCGCAATGCGCGGCCCTTTCTGGCCATCCGAGAGGCAATTTCCATGATCGCCGCGCCCGTCCTGCCCGCACCGACCGTCACGCCAGAGCGCGCCCGCGCCATCCGCGACGCGCTTGGCTACACGCAGGACCAGCTGGCGGCCGTGTTCGACCTGTCGCCGGAGCATGGCAAGCGGCAGGTGCGGCGGTGGGAAACCGCCGGGCCGCCCGTCGCGGTCGGCATGGCGCTGCTGTGGCTCGAAGCGCAGGCGCGCAAGCGCCGCTAGTCGCCCGCCGCCTTGGTCGCGTAGTCCCCGAACGCGACCATGTCGACCACGAGGCACCTGGTCGCCTTGCCGTTCACCTTCACCACCTTGCCGGCCGGGTCGATGATGTCGGCCGGCGCCTGTTTCAGCGCCGTCCACCAGCCGCCATTGCCGAACTCGGTGTCGGCAAACAGCCGCTTCACCGCCGGCCCGTCCTTGGGCACGGCCAGCCCGTAGCGCCGGCCGGCATCGATCTCCACCGCCGACAGGTTCACCAGCTGCAGCCGCTTCCGCGCGTCCTCGATCGACAGGCCGCCGGCGTCGTAGCTGCGGGTCGAGGCCAGCCCCTCCATCGTGCCGCCGATCGTCGGCTTCACGCCCTCGCGCCACGCATCGATGGCGCTGTCCAGCAGGTGGTTCACGCAGCGGTGCCAGTTGTCCAGCCGCTCTGTGCGCTCCATGCGCGTCGCCTCGGCGATGATCTCGCCCAGCCGGGCCTCGGTCATCGGCAGGCCGGTTTCTTCCATCGCGTCCTGTCCCACCAGCAGCTCGGCCGCCGCAAGCAGCGTGCCATAGGTGTTGATGGCGCGCGAATCGAGGCCCTGCTCCTTCAGCGTGCCCCACCAGCTGGGCAGGATTTTTTCCCGAAAAGCCGGCCAGCCATCCATCACCTGGCGCAGCAGCATGCGGCCGTCCACCTCTGGCTTCACCTCGGGCGCGCGCATCGTCACGTGTTCGAGCCGGCGCAGATTGAGGAAGGCCATGCGGCTGCGGCTGGCGTCGGTCATCGGCGGCGGGTTGATGGCGCTGAAGAAGAAGGACAGGCGCAGCGAAAAGCTCACCGCCTCGTGGTCGGCCCCGCCGCGGCCCATTTCGGCCCCGGTATAGGCGATGCGCGACAGGTCGATGATCGCCTGCGCGCGCGTAGAACCGGGCACGTTCTCCAGCTCGTCCACCAGCGCCGGCAGGCTGTCGGTCTTGACGCGCTGGTAGATGCCGGCGGCCGTGGTGTCGGCAAAGGCGGTCACCGCGCCCGACAGCACGTGTTTCACCAGCTCGTGCAGGGTCGACTTGCCGACGCCGGCGCCGCCGACCGTGAAGATGATCGGCCGCTGGTCGAGCGCGCCACCCATCAGCGCCGTGGCGATCCAGCCGATCACCAGCAGCGGGTCGAGATAGGGTCGCTCCCAGTTCCAGGAGCGCAGGTCGCGCAGGATCCGCAGCGCCGGGCTCTCGGCGATCGCCACGGGCTCCGCCCAGGGCGCGACGGTCGCCGCCTGGCGCGTGTAGAGGAAGCCGTCATGCTCGGCCGGCTTGGAGCGTTCCAGCTTGCCGCGCCTGTCCACGCTCCACAGCTGGTCGCCGCTGTGCCAGATGAAGCGCTCGGCCTTGTCCTTCCAGCCGCCGCGGCCGCGGTGCTGGGCGGCGGGATCGAACAGCGGTCGGCGGGCGGCGGCGTTCACCAGCGCCATCATCGCCTTGTCGCGCTCGACGCGGTTGATGAACTTCTTTTCCTTCTCCTCGCCGTCCTCGATCACCTTGCGCTTGCCCCAGCCAGGCCATGCCCACAGCAGGTAGTTCAGCTGCGGCGCGAACAGGCCGGTCAGCGCCGGCATGTCCCAGCGCTCCACGCAGGTCAGCATGTTGGCGGCGTTGATCAGCCACACCTTGCCCTCGGCGTCGCGGCCGACCACGTGCACCGGACAGCCGGGCGGCAGGGCATCATGCGGAAACCCGTCCCACCGGCCCGGCCGCACGCCGTCGCGCGCCTGGTGCGGGTCGGGGTCGACGATCGCGCCCTGCTCGTCCAGCTGGCGGCGGGCGTCGGCGAAGATGGCGCGGATGGCGCGCTGGCCGGTCTGCGTGCCGGCCGGCTTCTTGGCCTTGTCGGCCTTGCCGGTCGGGCCGGTGGCCATGGGGTCGAAATCGTCGGCCATCGGCTCTCATGCACTGCGGGGAAAAAGGCGGCGGCACCCTGGGGTCACCAGCGCCGCCGCCAGTCTGCCGGCCCAACGGGAGGAAAGACCGGGGTTTACAGCCTCCGCGCGATGTCGGTGCGCGGATCGTTGTCGTAGGGCAGCATCGCCAGCTGGTCGCGACGCGCGCCGGCGCGCCGGCGATCGGCGGCATCGGCCTCGCGATGCTTCGCCTCGTCCTTCGCGCGCTGCTCGGCGTCGAGCGCGTCCAGCGCGTTGAGCGTGAAGGCGAACACCGACCACGCCACCGCCACCCGGCCGGCGGCCTCTCTCGTCTGCCGATGTCCGTTCATGCGAAGGTGGATGACGATGGTTTCCGGCTTCGCGTCGCGATTCGCCCGCAGGAACGAAGCCGCCAGATGCGCTCTGGCATGGGACATCGCATCGCCGGCTAGATTGAGATCGTCGCCGTATCGGTCGGGGTTGTCGCCCGTGACGCGCGCGCCAGCGAGCGTCGCCGCCAGAACGTTATCGTCCCACTTCGGCCGTGATGCCTCATTGTCGGCTTCGACCTGGTCAAGCGGCTCGTCATCCCACGGCACGCGGTCGGCAAACGCCTCCAGCGCCCTGTCGAGCCGGCGTTGCGCTGCATCGCCGGGATAGCCGTTCTCGTCATAGGCGAAAACGCGCGCAGCTCCGACCAGTTCAACCAGGTCCGGCGGCATGGTCCGGTTTTCCTGCGGATAGGCACCTGCCAGAGCCGCTTCGGCCGCGTCATCGCCCTGCGCCGCGTCCAGCGGCCATTCCGGCCCGCCGTCATCGGCTAGGCGCGCGAGGTCGCGGGCTTCGTCCTGATCGGCGGCTTCGGCTTCCGTCTCGAGGCGGGCGGCATCTTCGAGCCCAGGATCACCGGCCCCTTGTGCGGCCACGTCCGCGTCAGTACCTGTTCCCTGCCCTTCCACGCCATCGCCGTCGCCCTCCGCTACACCTTCCCCAGCTGCTTCAGCAGCCGCCACCTGATCTTCGTTGCCACCGTCGCCGTTCCCCACCACGGGGTCCGCCACGCCATCGGCCGCTTGCGGTGCCGGCTCGACACCGGCCACACCGGCAACCGGCGGCTGGGCACCTTCCGGTGCGCCCTGATGAACGGCCGCGTCTGCGGGATGCTGACCGGCAACATCGGCCCTGCCCTTCCTGTTCTTGCTCATGTCCATGGTCTCCGTTTTGGGGCGGCGCGCCGATCGCCGGCGCGCCGGCGGGGCTAGACGCTGACCGCGACGCGGCCGGGTTCGACCTCGGTCCAGTCCTCCGCCAGCATGTCGGTCTGGCTCGCCAGCCAGCCGACGACGATGCTGCCGTCGGCCGCGCGCATGTCGATGTGCGGCAGGATGTTGATCTGGGTCTCGCCCTCCTGCGCCCTGCCGAGCGCAGCACCGCCGCGCGCCTGCTCGGCGGTGATGACCGAGCCGGCCTGCAAGGCCAGCCACATGCCCTTGCCGTTCCATCCCGCGCGCGCTACGCGCTTGCCCGCTTTCAGGGCGGCGATCGCCTGTCCGAAGTCCATCTTCATTCCTTTCCGTTTGCGAGGTCGTTGAAGTCGTCACCGACATGGCTGTTCATCACCGCCATGGGCTTTCCGTGCCGCTCGAGGCTCTCGAGCGCGGCGTCGAGCTGGCGCTGCGCCTGCTCGTTGCCGTGGTTGTTGTCGCGGGCGACGTAGATCTCGCCGACGCAGGGCAGCCACACCGGGGCCTGGCCGATGTTGCCGAGATCTCCGGCAGCCCACACGCGCGCCTCGGCGCCCAGCTCGGCCGCCAGCGGCCCGGCCGTCTCGATGCCCTCGCAGATGACCAGCGGCGCGGCCCGCTCGGCCGTCCAGAACCATTTCCTCTCCGGCCCCATGGCGAGCTCGATCACCGCGCCCTTCTTCTCGCCCCACATGAGCTTGGCGTTCTCGACCGCCGCCTTGGCCGGCCGGACGGGGTCGAGGAAGGTCACGTGGCAGCAGGTCACGATGCCGATGGGCGATCGCATGGCGCTGTGGATCGCCGGCAGCAGCGGCCCGGCCTGCAGCTTGCGGCCGAACTCGCCGCGCTGCGCGCCCTTCCACCACTCGGTGCCGGCGCTGAAGCGGAAATTCTTCGCGTTGAGCGTCGGCACCGCCTCCAGCGCGGCGCGGCGGGATTCGAGATAGGCCCGCGCGTGCAGCTCGGCCGGCGTGCCCTGGCCGTAAGCGGACGTGCCCTCGCAGCGCGCCGGGCCGTAGAGGCCGGCCCCGTCGGGCGTGGCAAACAGCCGGTCGGCCTCGGTCAGCCGGGAGAGCCGCCGCGCCTCGGCGTCCTTCTCGGCCTTCGCCGCGCGCGCCGCGCCCGCGAAGCGCATGGCGTCGCGCTCCTGGCGCGTCATGCGCTGCAGCCCGAGGAAATCGCGCGCCCATTTGAGCGCGCCCTTCGTGTCGGTGCCGTTGAGATAGGCCACCAGCCCGATCACGTCGCCCTTGTGCCCGTCGCGGCCGTTGCGGTGGTCGGTCCAGGCGCCAAGGTCGCCGCCCGAAACGCGAACTTTAAGCGCCGGCACCTTGCGCTCGTCGCCGGCGACCGTCGGGTTGACGCTCACCCAGAGCCCGCCCTCCATCCGCCCGCGCGGCAGGAGCTGCCGGCAGAGATCGCCGACGCGGTCCTGCAACCCCGCACGGATCTCTTGAAGATCGGAGTTCACGGGCCGCCTCGCTCGCTGCCGCTCGCTGGCCCTCCACTGGGGCGGCCGACTTCGGCCGACGCCCGGTCGGGCTTGCGGCCTGCGGCCGAACGCCTTTCCGTCCGCGTCACCCGATCGGGCTCGTTCTGGCAGGGGCAGAGATCGTCCGCGCCGCGACATGCGCACCGCTGCGCTTGGCTTTGTTGCTCACCCGGCGATAGGCAGGCGCGGGAGAACGGGTCGCCGTCCAGCAATGTGCGAATATCTGGCATGTCTTCGCCGAGAGATTCGAACGAGTAGCCAAGTTTCCGGTCAGCGATGAACTTCGCCATATGCTCGATGTGCTCAACGCAGGTGCGCAATGCGCTATCGAGCTGCAATACAGTCGCCATCTACGTTGCCTTCCTGTGTCGCTGGCTGCGGCGCGGCCATGCGCGGCGCCCTTCCGACGCATCGGCCTCGGCGTCCGCCAGCCAGATAGCGAACATGGCGTTGCCCGCCTGCCGCTCGGCGTCGCTCGCAGCGTGCGCCTCGCCGCGCCGCCGCTTGAACTCGTAGCTCTGATGCAACCGGCGCAACGCGCATCGCGGCGAGCGTTCGTCGCAATCCGGCAAGGTGCAGCGCAGGCACGGGTCGCCGGTCATCACAGCAGCGCCCCCAGCTCGCCGCGCAGCGCGTCCATGGCGGCCGCGACCTGCAATGTCGGCAGCGCGAAATCGCGCGGTACGTTCATCGCCGGGTGCGTCGCCGGCAAATCCATGCAGCCGCCGAAGCGTTGCCAGTCGTCATGCCGGGTCAGCGCCGCCTCGCAGGGCGGGATCCACATCATGCGGGTGTGGTTCCACTCCGCGCCCTTGATCTTCAGCCAGACGAACCAGCTGTAGGCGGTGGCGCTCTTGCCGTTCACCACCCAGCGGCCCTTGTGCATCGGCAGCCGCTCGACGAACTGCGCCACCAGCTGCGGCGGCCGGCGGGAAAACAGCTCGCGGTAGCGGCCCTGCCCTTCCGCGAAGTTGGAACGCACCAGCATGGCGCAGCCGCGCCACGCCACCGTCAGCGCCTGGTCGATGAACTGTGCCGCGAGGTTGAAGGGCGGGTTGGTGACGATCCAGTCGAGCCGCCTGTTGCCGAGCAAGGGCATGACCGCCCGCTCTTCCCAGTCCGGGTGCAGGAAATCGGCCACGCCGCCGAAGCCGTAGGGGTGGATGTCGGCCGCCAGAACCTCGGGAAAATAGTCGGCCAGCGCGCCCGCCATGTGCCCCTCGCCGCAGGCCGGGTCCGCCACGGTGGCGTCGTAGAGGTCGGGAAAGCGGCCCCACACCGCCGGCAGCACATGCTCGCAGAAGGCGCGCGTGCCCCAGGGCGGCGTCGGGAAATAGTCGAGGCTGTCGGCCGGCTCGGCCCGGCGCGACATGACCGCGGTCGAGGTGAGGCGGGAAAGCATCAGCGCCCGGCCTTCGCGCGCTCTTCGGCGCGGTCGAGCCGGTCGATCTCGGCAAGGATCAGCGCGCCGGCTCGCACAAGGTTCTGGCGGCGGGATTTCGGCTTCCACCATTCGGGCGACCAGGGCCAGATGCGCGGTACGGCGACGGTGTGTCCTTCGTCGTTCTTGCGCAGGCGGAATGCAGGCTCGGGCAGCGCATAGGCAGCGGCGGCCGACGCCAGCTCGCCGTCGGTGTGCATGTCATCATGGCTCTCGGCGAACCCCTCGCCTTCCTTGCGCCACTGCCGCATCCGTTCATTCAGGATGTCGAGCGCGCCGCGCGTGAGGTCGAGACTGACAGCGAACTTCATCATCGCGCCGCCCTCCCCGCAGTCAGCGCGATCGGGCTGACCGTCGCCAACGTCTCGTCAAGGAAACGGCGGCGCATGACGCTTCCGCCGCGTGCCTCACGGATCAGCCGAGCGGTGCGCTGCGCGACGAACGCGCCGATCAGCGCCTCGGCTTCGATTTGCCGCTGATAGGCCGCGAGCACGCGGGCGCGTGCGGCCGTGCCGAAATCTTCCATCACCACTCTCCCACGATCTGGGCCGTCAGCCGTTCCACCATGGCGGCGAAGGCGCTGCCTTCGTCGGCCCGGTTCTCGATGCGCTGAACGGCCTGGCTCACCGCCTGCTTGGTCATGCCGGCGACGGCGCCGACATCGGTCTGGCTGATCCCGCAGCCGCAATGCAGCAGGTAGACGGCGAGCTCGCGCGCCTCGGCGGCTTCCACCCAGGCCGGATCCTGCGTCGCCCGGCGCGACGGATCGGAGACCTGCGCCGCGCCGGCCCAGGTGCCGATCTCGCGGGCCGCCAGCGCCAGCACCGTGCGGTAGGCGATCTCGGCCAGCTTGGCCGGCCGGTCGGGCGCGGCCACGCCCTTGCGCGCCTGCTGCAGCGCCATCTTCAGTCGCGCCAGCGTCGCCGGCGAGGCCGGCCACACGCCGCGCAGCAGCTTGTAATAGTGCCGCGTCGCCAGCCCGGCGGCACGCTCCAGCGCCGTGATGGTGACGCCGAGCTCGATGCGCCGCGCCTCGATGATGGCGAGCTCCGGCATCATTCGTCCCCCGCCTCGTCGTCGGGCGGCGCCAGCACGTCCTCGTTTGCGAGCGGCGCCCACACCGTCTCCAGCCCGCCGGCGGCGGCCGAGACGCGGGAAAACAGGATGCCGGCGGCGCACAGGATGCGGGTCGCGCCGGGCTGCGTCATCGCCCGCCGGTCGCCCTTCAGGATCGCCTCGGCCAGCCGCTGCGCCTCGCTGATGGAGATCTCCAGCTCGGCCGTGGCGACATTGCTGCCCGGCGCGCGCCGCGCCACGACAAGCGTTTCCATGTCGTCCAGCAGACCGACGCAGCGCGTCAGCGCCTCGCCGGCCACGTCCGTCTCGAAATGGATGGTAAAGGCCCTCACCAGCGGCTCCCGATCCATGCGACCGTGATGCAGACCGCCGAGGCGATGGCCAGCGGTGCCACCACAACCGGCAGGGCCCACGACGAAATCGCGCCAGCGAACATGCCGTGAACGATGACAGTTGCGTGCAGCACCAGGGCGAGGCCGGCCAGCAGGATGAGCAGGAGAACCGCCGCCGGCATCACGCCATCCCCAGCGCGGCTTTGTAGAGGTCGAGGATCGCTTCCTCTTCCTGCCGCTCGTTGGCGTCCTTGCGGCGAAGCTTCACCAGCGTCTTGATCGCCTTGGTGTCGAACCCGGTTCCCTTCGCCTCGGCATAGATGTCGCGCACATCGTCATCGAGCGTGCGCCGTTCCTCGTGCAGCCGCTCGATGCGCTCGACGATGGCGCGCAGCTGGCCGGCGGCGACGGTGGTTGCGGAGCCGGTGTCGCCGGTGCTCATGCCGCCTTCCTCCGGGTTTTCTCGAAGCTCTCGAGGGCCGCTTCCAGCTTCTCGATCGTGCGCGTGTTCGGCGCGTGGTTTCCCCGCGCCAGCCGCCGCCACGTCTCCTTGTGGATGCGGGCTGCCTCGTAGAGCTGCTTGCGGGTGATGCCGCAGGCCGCGCGCCGGGCGTCCAGTTCTGCAAAACTCGTCATCGGGATTGACCGCGAATCACCTTGCATGCTTCAGATGCGCACAAGGTCCGCAATTTTGCGGATCGTCAAGGTGCCTGTTTGCTTTCGAGTTGCGTATCCCCTGCGCGTATTTTCGCGCCCATGACGACCTCGCTCGCTGAACAGATCGCGTGGGTCCGGGCAGTGCTTGCGCACCTCGGTATCTCTGCCACCGAGCTTGCCCGCCGGGCGAAGCTCGCCCCCTCCACGCTGCATCGGCCGCTCAACGAGGCCGACTATCCGGGCCTTCTGTCGGGCCGCACGCTGGCCGCCATCGCCGGGGTCGCCGGCGTCCGCCCGCTGGAGTTCCCGGCCCGCATGCGCGGCATGGCCGAGCCGGAAGCGGAGCTCTACCGGCCCGATCGCGCGGATACCGATCCGACATCGCGCGCCGTGCGCGAGCTCACGGCCGGCCGCAACGGCCGCGACGCCTGGGTGATGAGCGGATGGGCGCTGGACCTGGCCGGCGTGCTGCCGGGCGACGTCGTCGTCGTCGACATGAACCTGCAGCCGCGGCCGCGCGATCTCGTCTGCGCGCAGATCTACGACTGGTCGGGCATGAAGTCGGAGACGGTGTTCCGCGTCTTCGATCCGCCCTTCCTCATCGTGCGTTCGACCCGCCTCGAGGAAAAGCCGCTTACGGTCGACGGCAACACCGTCATCATCAAGGGCGTGGTGACATCCGTGCTGCGCCAGCGCGCCGCGGCATGACACACTACCGGTAGCAGAGAGGACGACAGGGAGCGGCGGAGACGCGCTTGCCGTGTCGTGCCCAAACCTCCCCTTCCGTGACAAGCTACCGGTAGCGGCCACATCGGACAGGCTACCGGTAGCGATTCGCCTTCACGAGTGCGCCATGCTTAAATCCGCCCCCTACATGGGAGGGGCCGATGCGAGCTACGGGCGTCGCAATTGCGCTGACACTATTCGCTTCGCCTGCGTCCGCTATTTGCATCTCGCCGGGCCCATACTCCACCAACGACGAGTATCTGGCCTGCCGGATCAACGAGCTCGTCGAAGTCATCAACGATCATGCCAACATCATCAACGATCAAAGCCGCCAGTTGAAGCGACTGGAGCAGGCCGCCAGGGAAGACCGGGAACGGTGGACCCGGATGCTGGAGATGCTCGACAAGACCGTGACGGAAGTAACCGAGAACGAGCGAGAGCAGGCCGGCACCAACGCCCGGTTCCTCGAGATGCTGGCCGAACTCGCCCGGCAGATCGACTATCACTTCCAGCCTTAACCGCTAACCCGTCGATTCGCGTATGCCAGCCTAGTGCTGCGCATCGTATCCGCATGTTTTCACATCACTGATTGACGTATCCGCATTTTTGCGGAATTGTGCGCGCGACTCACCGGAGCCGCTGCACATGGCCCTTTCAGACGACACCGCACCTTTGGCCGAAGTGGCCGAAGCGCTCGGCCGGTCCGAGATCTGGCTGCGCCGCAACTGGCTGAAGCTCCACCGCGATCACGGCTTCCCGCGCAAGCACCCCTCCGGCTGGACATGGCCGCGCGCGGCGGTGGCCGCGTGGCTGCAGGCGCTGCCGGAGCCTGAACAGGTCGAGCCGGCCAACGACAATCCCGTTCAGTCGCAGGAGGCCGCGTATCGGGCCGCTCTCAACGCCAGATACGGAGGCAATCCATGAACGCTTTCTCGGCGCGCAGCGCCGCAAGCCCGACCGGGCGTCGGCCGTCGTCGGCCGCCCCGTCCGGAGGCCAGCCGGCGGCAGCCGGCGACACGGCCGCGAGGACAAAGATGGGCACCGTCGACCCGGCCACGCTTTCCCCCGCGCAGCTGTCCGCCCTGCGCCTGTTCTGCTCGGCCCGCATGGTGCGCGTGCCGGGCGGCTGGCGCGGCGCCGGCACCCACAAGGTGTCGCTGCAGCTCGCCCGCTCGCTCGCCCAGCTCGGCCTGGTACGCGGGGAAAACAGCCACGGCCAGTCGGTGCTGGTCGCCACCGGCTCCGGCCGCATGACCCGCGACGTCGCCGACCAGCGCCGCGACGCCGCCCGCCGGCGCGACACGCTGGACCGCCTCGCCCGCATGGAGGCAGGCCGTGGGTGAGCGCCGCATGTCCGACAAGATGGAAGCGGTGATCGAGGCCGGCATTTCCAGCCCGCATCCGGTGCACCGCATGATGGCGCGCCTTGTCGCCACCGGCGCCATCGAGGCCATCGCCGAGTGGGGCAACGAGGAACAGCGCCGACCCGACTACAAGCACGGCGCCGATCTCCTGTTGGCCCTGGCACACCTGCAGATACAGACCTTCGCCAGCTTCGTCGGCGCGATGCTCGGACCCGACGGACACAAGGACGCGATCCGGCTCTATGTCGAGCTGGTCGAGAAGGAAATGCAGCCGCACGCCACGGCCGTCCACGTTGCAAAGCAGGGAGGCATCCGTGGCTGAACTGCTCGCCCAGATCGCCGGCCTCGTGGTCATCGCGCTCTGGTGGGCGGTGACGATCCTTTCCGCAATAGCCGGGGTCCGTTCTGGACGACACCGCCCCGGCCGCGGCCCGAAGTGGGGCTCCTTCGGGCCGCTCTGAAATTCATGGCGGGGTTCACCCTCCTCCGGTCTCGCCATGAAGCATGCCGCCGGCTGGTAGCGCAGCCGGCGGTCCCCGCCGCCGCCCGGCCTGTGTCCGCGTAGCCGGGCGGCCCTTCAACCAACGGAGCAATCCCATGAAACTGAAAGACTGGACGGTGAAGCGCGCCTTCAAGGGCTTGATCGTCACCGGGCTGGACCATCGCGGCAAGGAACAGAAAATCGCCGACGTGTCGGCCGTCGCTCTCAAGGCCGGCAAGGTGTTCGCCACCGACGCGGCCGGCAAGAAGCATGAGCTCGTCGTCGAGCCCGCCGCTGCAACGGCCGCGCAGCCGGCCTAGGCCGCTGTCCTCGCAAACGGGCGGCGCAGGTTCTGCGTTCGCCGCCCGCCCTTCCCTTCGGAGATCTCGGTGTCCAACGCCACCCACGGCAACTACAGCGAGACGGGCGACCAGATGATGGCCGCCTACGATCGCCTGCCCCCCCTCCTGCGCGAGGTGCTGCGCAACAGCGTCACCGCCTGGGCCTGCGGGCCGATCCGCAGCAGGATCGCGAAGTCGATCAAGGCCGGCGGCCGGGAGGATGCCGTTGTGGGCGTCTATGCCAGCCATCTGATCGACAGCGATGTCGACGCCGTCCGCAGCGACGCCAAGAAAGACTGGCCGAAACAGTCGGCCGACTACCTCGCCGCGCAGCGCCCGCGCCGCCGGCGCGACTGGCTGGACAAGCCGCCGCGATCGAAGCTTTGAAGGAGCCACCATGTCCCTCGACTACATCCGAAACACCTACCGCGTGCCGGCCCAAAAGGACGGGCTTGTAGAATATTCGGGCGGAAAGAAGACGGTTCTCGGCAGGATCACTGGCGCTCGTGACGGCCACATCCTCATCCGGCTTTTCGACATGCGCCACGCGATGCCGTTTCACCCGACTTGGAAGCTGCGCTACCTCGCAGCCGACGGCACAGAACTGCCGCCTTTGACATAGGCCGCGCCTCGATTCATCTTCGCCCGCGCACCGGAGCCACACGATGCCGAAAAAATCGCTCATCCCCCACGTCGCCTGGCGCGACGGCCGCCCGCGCTTCTCGCCCGACCAGGCGCTGCGCGCCGCCGGCCACAAGGGCCGCGACCTGAAGCACGCTGACGGCCGCTGGTTCACCCGAGGCGAAGCCCTCGACTGGTCCGACGCCTTCCGCAAGCAACTGGCGGATGAGCGCCGCTCGGCGCGCAGCGCCGCAAGCGCGACCGCGCGTCGGCCGTCGTCGGCCGCCCATTCTTCCCAGCAAGGAGGGGCCNNGCCAGCGAGCGGCAGCGAGCGGTGCGGCCGTGAGGACGTATACAATCGCCCAGATGTGCGAGGACTGGCAGCGCTCACCGCGCTGGCGGCCGGGCGAGCCGAAGTCGCTGGCGGCCTCGACGATGGCCGACTACCGCATCAAGCTCGGGATCCTCGAGCGCGACCATCCGCTGATCTGGAACGCGCCCGCGCACCTGCTCGCGCGCCCGCAGCTGCGCGCCGTGTTCGAGGAGCTGTGGGCGGCGCGCGGTCTGGCCACGGCGCGCGGCGTCGTCGCCGTGCTGTCGGCCTGCTTCTCCTGGGCCATCCTGCGCGGCAAGGTGCACCGGCAGGACAATCCGGCGCTCAAGCTGTCGATGGACCTGCCCGACCCGCGCGTGCGCTTCGGCACG